ATGCTCGACGGGGATTTCGACCCGGCGCTGTTCGGCCCGTGGCCGGCGCGTCGCGACTACGACATCGGGATTGGCACCGGGATTGGCTGGGACCGTCCGGAGACCCTCCCGGACGCTGAGCTGCTGCTCATCCTCGACCGCAAGGCGGCGGAGGGGCCCGCGGGTTCCGAGCTTCTGGAGATGCTGAACGGCATGACCCGCGAGCTGCGCGAGCAGATGCAGATGTTCCAGATGCTGCGCCGGCAGGCCGACCGACGGTCGCTGGAAGACGGCGAGGAGATCGACCGCAAGACGGCGCAGGCCGATGCAAAAGCCTCGATCGAAGCAATGTCCCTGATCGTGCGGACGCTGGAGAAGATCGACAGCCTGCAGCGGACCCTGATGGAGGATCGCGAGCGGGCGGACGACGCAGCCCTCGATGACGCCGGCTATCAGGCGCTCCTCGGCAAGATCGAGGCTCTGGTCGCGCAAAGGGCCTTCGAGCGACGTGGTCTGCCGCGTGCCGAGGATGGCGATGCCCACGTGAAGGATAGCCCGCAGGCAGATCCCGGCGGGTGAGGCGGCCATGGCTCGGTGGAGGTCAAGACACGTCAAGCCGGCAAGCGCACGCACACAGCGGCGCGCCGCTGCGGCCATCATGCGGTCTCATGAGGGGGGCTCGGTGCGGATCACCAAGACGTGGACACAAACGACAGGGGGCCTCGGCCAACTCGCCCACGACATGGAGCGGAAGAGAAACGGGGACGGGACCCGGCCGGCCGTGGACCAAGCGGCAGGAGCCCCGGCCGAGATATCGGCGATCTCTTCTGCCTCTGCGCCTGCCGCTGAAAAGGCGGGCCCGCCGGCAGAGTACAAAAGGACCTCAACGCCACGATCGGCAGGCAATACGCTCCTTGAGAGCGTGGGGCAGGCGGAAGCTCTCCCTCTCCAGGGCTCGGCACAGGATCTTGCCAAATGTCTGGAGGAGGCGGGCGAGAGTCTCTCGCCGCTGCAGCGGTCGCGACTTCTGGCGCGGCTGGGTGGCGAATGGGCGCTGACGGCGCGGCCCGAACAGCGGCCGCCGGACGGGGACTGGCGGGTGTGGCTGCTGATGGGCGGTCGTGGTTCGGGCAAGACGCGGGCCGGATCGCACTGGGTCCAGGATCTCGCCACCGCTCCGGGCGCCCGGCCGGGACTGCGCATCGCACTTGTGGCGGAAACGCTGGGCGACGCGCGGGAGGTGATGATCGACGGCGTCTCGGGCATCTGCCGGGTGGCCACGCGGCAGCGACCGGAATTCGAGGTGTCACGCCGCCGGCTGGTCTGGCCGAACGGAACCATCGCTCAGATCTTCTCCTCGGAAGATCCCGAAAGCCTGCGCGGGCCGCAGTTCGACTATGCCTGGTGCGACGAACTCGGCAAATGGAAGCATGCGCAGGCGACGTTCGACATGCTGCAGTTTGCGCTGCGGCTGGGGACGGACCCGCGCATCCTGGTGACGACGACGCCCCGGCCGATCCCCGTGCTGAAAGTGCTGGCGGCTGACGGCGCGACACGGTTGCGGCAGATCCGCACGCGCGACAATGCAGGAAACCTCGCGCCCGGCTTCCTCACGGCGATGAACAGCCGCTATGGCGGCACGCGGCTGGGGCGGCAGGAGCTGGACGGCGAGATGATCGCCGACCGCGAGGATGCGCTGTGGAACCGGGCGGCCATCGAGGCGCTGACGCTGCGCGATACCGGCCCGCTCGGCCGTATCGTCGTGGCCGTCGATCCGCCTTCGGGCTCGGGCCCCGACAGCTGCTGCGGCATCGTGGTGGCGGGGATCGACGCACGCGGCCGGGCGGTGGTGCTGGCGGATTGCTCGGTGGAGGGCGCGAGCCCGGCAGGCTGGGCCGCAGCCGTGGTGCGCGCCTTCCGGCGGTTCGATGCGGACCGGGTCGTGGCCGAGATCAACCAGGGCGGCGACATGGTGGCCTCGGTGCTGCGCGGCATCGACGCGCGCCTGCCGATCACCAATGTGCGGGCGACGCGCGGCAAGTGGCTGCGGGCCGAGCCGGTGGCCGCGCTCTACGAGCAGGGCCGGGTGGTGCATGCCGGCGCGTTTCCCGCGCTCGAAGACCAGATGTGCGACTTCGGTGCGGATGGGCTGTCTTCGGGACGCTCGCCGGACCGGCTGGACGCGCTGGTCTGGGCGCTGACGGCGCTGATGCTGGAAACGGGCGGCGAGCCGAGGCTGCGGACGGTCTAGGGAGCGCGAAGGCATGCGCAGCGGAGGTCAGGTCCGCTTCATACAGATGTCCCGCAAGGCCGTGGTGCGGTCCTGCGGGACATGATGGAAGGTCTGCGTCTGCGTCAGACGGCTACTTCGCGGCGGCCGGAACCGGCTTGGCGGGGGTCTGGACCGGGGTGCGGATCTGGCGCCATTCGTTTTCGAAGCGTTCGAAAAGGCTCTGGGAAATCGTCTTGACCGTCATGGTGCTCTCCTTAACGCTGCGGTTGAGTGCGTCGATAACGACATAAGCAAGGGAAGGTTCCGCCGCCGGCTTAAAAATCCTGCGGCATTTTCGGCTCAGCCGCGCGGTGCCGGGGCAGGCGCCGGCTCACGGGCTGCGGCCCGCATCTGCTGCCACTCGGACTCGATCCGGCTGAGGAGATGCGGCGGGACGGTCTTAGGGGCGGACGGTGTTTTCTGGGAAGACATGCGGGCTCTCCTGGTTTCGGGAATGGTCGACGGCGGATCCTGTGAAACGCTTCATGGACGTTTCCCGGTCCTTGTCCGTGGGGTCTGGCCTGTGCAGGACGGGGTGCAGGGCGATGGCTGCCTCGTCACCCTTTCGTGATGATGAGGCTGCCAGACGGTAAAGGAAAAGTAAATCAGTGCGTTAGGCATACTAAACGATTTAGATTGTTTAAATCGATTGTATTTGCGTGTTTTTTCTCCGGCTCGAAAGGCGTTGGGATGATCGATGATCGTGCGCTGTTCTTCAGGACGGTCAGCCAGTCGCTGTTTGACGGGCGGCTGTCTGTGGGGCAGGTGGCGGGGATCGGCGCGATCCTCGATGCGGCCGAGGACGGCCGGCCGCCACCCGATGCGGGGGACGGGGCGATGCGGGGCGATACCGTTTCCCCAGGCATGCCGACGGGTGGTCAGGCGGATGCGCCCCGCAGGCAGAGGCCGCCCTTCGATCCGCGCTGGCTCGCCTACATGCTGGCAACGGTTCATCATGAAACCGGGCGAAAAATGCAGTCTATACGGGAAACGGGTGCCGCCTCGGACGCGCTCGCCATCGAGCGCCTGGACCGGGCGTTCGAGAACGGCCGGCTGCCGGGCGTGCGCCACCCATACTGGCGGCGCGACGCATCGGGCAAGAGCTGGCTCGGACGCGGGCTCGTGCAGCTGACGCATCGCGCAAACTACGAGACGCTGTCGCGCCTGACCGGGGTCGACCTCCTGTCGGACCCTGGCCGGGCGCTGGATGCGGACGTCGCGGTAAAGATCCTCTTTGCCGGGATGACGGCAGGCGCCTTTACCGGCCGGGGGCTCGGGACCTTTTTCAACGATACGCGGACGGACTGGATCGGCGCGCGGCAGATCATCAACGGCCGCGACCGGGCCGCCGAGATTGCAGCGCTGGCACAGGCCTATCATGCAGCGATCGGAATCGCGCGCCGGGATGCAGATATCCGGGCCCTGCCGGTCGCGGGCGAGACGGACGCGCCTGCGGCCGGATGGCGCGGCGTCCGCCGGGTTCTTCGCCTGGTGCGCCGGGCGATCGACGTCTTGATCTTGAAAGGATGGTCTTCATGAAAATGCCGTTTCGCCTGCGATGGCCCCATGGGCCGGGTGGCGGGCTTTCTGGACATGAGCGGCGTGCCGGGCGGGGCGAGGCGAAATCCGCCGCCTTCGTGGCGATCACGCAGGAGGGGCGGGCGCACTGGACGGGGCGATCCTACGCCGCGCTGTCGCGCGAAGGCTTCATGCGCAATCCCGTGGCGCACCGGACCGTGCGGATGATCGCCGAGGCCGGCGCGGCCGTGCCGCTGCTCGTCTATCGCGGCGACCGCGAACTGCCCGATCACCCCGTACTCGGCCTGCTGGCGCGGCCGAACGGGCTGATGGCGGGCGCGGAATTCCTGGAGGCGCTCTTCGGTCATCTGCTCCTGTCGGGCAATGCCTTCGTCGAGGCCATCGAGATCGGCGGGGAGGTGCGGGAGCTGCATCTGCTGCGGCCCGACCGGGTGCGGGTGCTCGAGGGGCGGGACGGGTGGCCGGACGGGTACGAGTACCGTGCAGGCAGCGCGGTGCGGCGTTACGAGGCGGGCGGCGCGCTGCTGCACCTGAAGCTGTTCCATCCGCTCGACGACCATCTGGGATTTCCGCCGCTGGCCGCCGCGCAGACCGCGCTCGACCTTTCGAATGCGGCGGCCACCTGGAACAAGGCGCTGCTCGACAATTCGGCACGGCCATCCGGCGCGCTCGTCTACCAGCCGAAGGAGGGCGGCAATCTTTCGCCCGACCAGTACGACCGGCTGAAGACCGAACTCGACGAGGGCTACAGCGGGCCGATGCGCGCGGGGCGGCCGCTTCTGCTGGAGGGCGGGCTCGACTGGAAGGCCATGGGCCTTTCGCCACGCGACATGGATTTCGTGGAGGCGAAGAACGGCGCGGCGCGCGACATCGCGCTCGCCTTCGGCGTGCCGCCGATGCTGCTCGGCATTCCCGGCGACAACACCTATGCCAATTACCAGGAGGCCAACCGCGCCTTCTATCGGCTGACCGTGCTGCCGATGATCAACCGGACGGCGACGGCGCTGTCGGCCTTCCTCTCCGCCCGGTTCGACGAGCCGCTGCGGCTGGTGGCCGACCTCGACCAGGTGAGCGGGCTTTCGGGCGAGCGCAGCGACCTCTGGACCCGCATCCGCGAGGCGGACTTCCTGACCGATGCGGAGAAGCGCGCTGCCGTCGGGTACTGAGGGCAAGGCGGAAGGCTGTTTGCCGGGCATGGATGTGACGATGAAGCGGAGCCCGTTGCCCTTCCCCGAGGGGAAGCGGATCCGGCTCGACCTGACGAGGAGGGACGGACATGGCAGGATTTGGAGCGGAATTCGGGCAGGATCCGGGGCTCTGGATAGCGCGGGGGCTGGGCGCGGTGGCGGGCGCCGCCGTATCGCTCGTCTACCTCCTGCCGCGCGAACGGCACGAGGCGGCGACGCGCTTCCTGACCGGGGTGGTCTGCGGGCTTGTCTTCGGCGGGCCGACCGGGCTCTGGGCGGTGGAACGGCTGGGGATCGCCGGGCGCATGTCGAGCGCCGAGCTTCTGCTGACGGGATCGGCGGCGGCAAGCCTCTGTGCCTGGTGGGCGCTGGGTGCGGCCGTGCGCATGTCGCGCCGCTACGGGCGCGACCGCTGATCGCCGCGCCGGCTGACTGGCAACGAAGATAACGGGAACATGGAGATTTCGATGGCGACTGACCGCATTCCGGTCCGGCGGACGAAGGCGTTCGCCCCCCTGACGCTGCGTGGCGTGACCGGCGAGGGCCGGTTCTCCGGCTATGCCAGCGTGTTCGGCGAGATCGATCTGGGCAAGGACACGATCGAGCGCGGCGCCTTCCTGCATTCGCTGGCGCGGCGCGGGGCGGGCGGGGTGCGCATGCTGTTCCAGCACGATCCGAACACGCCGATCGGCACCTGGACGACGATCCGCGAGGACGGGCGCGGGCTCTACGTCGAGGGGCTGCTGTCGCCCGGCGTCGCGCGCTCCCGAGAGGTGCACCAGCTGATGAAGAGCGGCGCGCTGGACGGGCTGTCGATCGGCTTCCAGACGGTCAAGGCGCGCACCGACGCAAAGAGCGGCATCCGCCGGGTGCTGGAGGCGGACCTCTGGGAGATCTCGGTGGTGACGTTCCCGATGCTGCCATCGGCGCGCGTCTCCGACGTCAAGCATGCGCGGTTCTTCCGCGACAAGGAAACGGAGCTCGTGCGCGGGATGCGCCGGGCGGCCCGGATGATGATGGAACGAAAGGATTTTCGGATATGACCAGAACGACGGGACATGAGACGACCGGACAAGCGACGACCGGACAAGCGACGACGGCACCGGAGGTGAAGACCGTTCCGGACACGATGGCCGCAGCCTTCGACGACTTCATGGGGGCTTTCGAGGCGTTCAAGGAGACGAACGACCAGCGGCTGGGTGAGATCGAGACGAAGCTCTCGGCCGACGTGGTGACGCGCGAGAAGGTGGACCGCATTTCCCGCGGCATGGACGAACAGAAGCGGGCGCTCGACCAGATGCTGCTCAAGAAGGCCCGGCCGGCCCTGGGCGGCAAGGCCGAGGCGATGAGCTTCGAGGCGGCCGAGCACAAGGCCGCCTTCGAGAGCTATATCCGGCACGGCGATGAGCAGCAGCTGCGGGCGCTGGAGGAAAAGGCGTTCTCGATCGGCTCGGCGACCGATGGCGGCTACCTCGTGCCGGCCGAGACCGATACGGAGATCGGGCGGCGCCTGTCCGTGGTGTCGCCGATCCGCGCGCTGGCGACGGTCCGGCAGGTGTCGGGCGCCGTCCTGAAGAAGCCGATGTCGCTTTCGGGCTTTGCCTCCGGCTGGGTGGCGGAAAACGCGGCCCGGCCCCAGACCGCGACGCCGCAGCTTGTCGAGATGAACTTTCCGACCATGGAACTCTACGCCATGCCGGCAGCGAGCGCCGCCCTTCTCGACGACGCCGCCGTGGACGTGGAGAGCTGGATCTCGTCGGAGGTCGACATCGCGTTCGGCGAACAGGAGGGTACTGCCTTCGTGCTCGGCGACGGGGTGAACCGCCCGCGCGGCTTCATGAACTACCCGCATGTCGCCGAGAGCACCTGGAGCTGGGGCAACATCGGCTATATCGCGACCGGCGTATCCGGCGCCTTCCGCGCATCCGGCCCCTCCGACACGCTGATCGACACGATCTACGCGCTGAAGGCCGGCCACCGCCAGAACGCCACCTTCGTGATGAACCGCAAGACCCAGGCGGAAATCCGCAAGTTCAAGGATGCCGACGGCAACTACATCTGGCAGCCGCCGGCGGCCGTCGGGCAGAGCGCATCGCTCGTCGGCTTTCCGGTGGCCGAAGCCGAAGACATGCCCGACATGGCCCCCAGCAGCGCCCCGATCGCCTTCGGCAACTTTTCGGCCGGCTATCTCGTGGTGGACCGGACCGGCGTGCGCGTGCTGCGCGACCCCTACACCGCCAAGCCCTGGGTGCTGTTCTACACCACCAAGCGCGTCGGCGGCGGCGTCCAGAACTTCGAGGCCATCAAGCTGGTCAAGCTCGTCGTCTCCTGAGCCGGCCGAAGCTTTCCGATAACGCCAAGACCCGCGTGCCGACGACGGGCGCGCGGGTCCGTCCGCCATCCTTCATCGCAGGAGATCTCCATGACCATTGCCGAACTGGCCCCGCCTGCGGGCGAGCCGCTGACGCTTGCCGAGGCGAAGGCGCATCTGCGCGTCGACCAGGCAGCCGAGGACGGGCTGATCGCCGCCCTGATCACGACCGTGCGCGAGCATCTGGAACGGGTGACGGGACTGGCGCTGATCACCCGCTCCTTCCGGCTCTATCTCGACCGGTGGCCACAGGGCCGCGCGCTCGACATCGGCCGGGGGCCCATGGAGAGCATCGAGGCGATCACCGTCTATGACGCTGCAGGCCTCGGCGCGAGCGCCGACATGCGCGGCTTTACCCTCGACGGCACCGCGCTGCCGCCGCGTCTCTTCCTGCCGGCGCCGCCGGCACCCGGCCGGGCGATCAACGGCATCGAGATCGATTTTACCGCCGGCTTCGGGCCGACGGGTGCGGATACGCCGGGATCGCTGAAGCGCGCGATGCTGCTGCATCTGGCGCGTCTCTACGAGTTTCGCGGCGCGGTTTCCCCAGCCGACCAGCCCGTCGACATTCCCGACGGCTACGACCGGCTGGTCGCGCCCTTCCGCATGCGGAGGCTCTGAGGATGCGCGCCGACATTTTCGACCCCGGGCGCATGACGGCGCGGCTCGACCTCGAATTCCCGCTCGACACGCCCGACGGACAGGGCGGCGCGGTGCGCAGCTACACGGCCGGCGGCGCGATGTGGACGCTGATCGCGCCGCGAAGCGCCGTGGCGGCGGAGGAGGGCGAAGGGGGGCGCCCGAGCGTCGAGCACGACCTCTGGATCCGCCACCGGAGCGACATCGTCGCCGGCGCGCGGTTTCGCAAGGGCGCACGCGTGTTCTCCGTGCTGACCGCCTTCGATCCCGACGAGACGCGGCGATACCTCGTCTGCCGCTGCCGGGAGGACGGGCGATGAGCGCCGCGAACGCCCTGCAGGGGGCGATCGTCGCGCGGCTGTCGGGCAGCGATGCGTTGATGGGAGCGCTCGGCAAGGGCGGCATCCACGACCGGCTGGTCGAGGCGGAGACATACCCGACACTGCGGATCGTCGCGATCGAGAGCCGCGACTGGTCGACGGACAGCGAGCCGGGCGAGGTGCACCGGCTGGTGATCGAGGCCCGCAGCGGCGAAGGCGGCAACCGGGTGGTGCAGGCGCTCTGCGCCACGGTGCGGGCGCTGCTCCACGACCAGGCCCTGGTGCCGGCCGGCCACCGGCTGGTGAACCTGCGCCACGAGGCCACCCGCACCGGCCGCGACGCCGCCGCGCGCGGCCATGTGGCAACGATGACGTTCCGCGCGGTGACCGAGCCTTTGTGAGGCGCGCGCCGCAATAGCCGCAAAATCCAGTCTCCACACATGCGAAAAGGACGATGCCGATGGGCGCGCAGAAGGGCAAGGACATCCTGTTGAAGATCGATAGCGGCGGCGGCTTCACGACCGTCGCCGGGCTTCGCTCCAAGCGGCTCGCCTTCGATGCCGAGAGCGTGGACGTGACGGACGGCGAATCAGGCGGGCGATGGCGGGAGCTTCTCGCCGGCGCCGGCGTCCAGCGCGCCACGATCTCCGGTGCCGGCATCTTCAAGGATGCGGCCTCGGACGGGCTGGTGCGCGCGACGTTCTTTTCCGGCGCGATCGTCAACTGGCAGCTGGTGATCCCGGATTTCGGAACGCTGTCCGGGCCGTTCCAGCTGACGACGCTTGCCTATTCCGGGCAGCATGACGGCGAGGTACAGTTCGAGGCGACGCTGGAATCGGCCGGCCTCCTGTCCTTCACGGTCGCCTGATGCGCCCGCGCAACGCATCGCCCGCCGGCCGGGCGAACCGCAGACGCGGCGAGGTCGAGGCCGTGATCGACGGCGAGCGCCGCATTCTCTGCCTGACGCTCGGAAGCCTTGCCGAGCTGGAAACGGCCTTTGCCGCCGACAGCCTGGCCGGGCTGGCGGAACGCTTTGCCGTGCACCGGCTCAAGGCGGAAGACCTGATCGTGCTGCTGGCCGCGGGGCTTCGCGGCGGCGGCAACGTGGTGTCCGACGAGGACGTGGCCGGCATGTGCGTCGATGGCGGCCTTGGCGGGCTGGTGCGGGTGGTCGGCGACCTGATGGTCGCGGCCTTCGGCGCGGTGTCGGATGATGAACGGGGAGACGGCCGCGCGCTGCCGGACCCCTGACGGCCGCAGGCGGGCGGGACGGGGGCGGACCGGCACCCTTTCCCTGGGAGGCCGTCATGACGGCCGGCCTCTCCCGCCTGCGGCTGCCGGCCGAGACATTCTGGCGCATGACGCCGCGCGAACTCGCCGCCGCCCTCGGACGTGCTGCAGGACCTGCAACCCCCGGCCGCGCGTGGCTTTTGCGCATGATCAGCGACTTTCCCGATCAACCGAGATGACCCCGGTGCGACAGAACCGGACGGCAGGAGGGCCGAATGGCCGGACGTGACAGGATCGACGGCGGGACCTCGGCGGAGGGCGGCAGCCTCTCGGCGATGACCGAGGACGGGCAGGCGCTGGAGACGGTGCTGCGCGACCTGGAGGCGCGCGCAAGCCGCTTCGGCGCGACGATGACGAGCGCACTGGCGAGCGCCGTTGCCGGCGGGCGCGGGCTCGACCAGGTGCTGACGACGCTGGCGTCCCGGCTTGTCGAGATCTCGCTGTCGGCAGGGCTGAAGCCGCTGCAGGACACGCTTCCGGCGGGAATAGGCTCGGTGTTTTCGAGCCTCGCCGGATCTGCAGCCGGTGGACAGTCGGCGCCTTTCTCGGGGGCAGGCGGACTGGCAGCGCCCGCGTTTCTTGCCGACCGGATGAACGGATCGGGCGCGGAGGGCGGCGCGCTCGGCAGCGGGGGACGGGCGGGATCCGCCGCGCCCGGGCCGAACATCGTCTTCAACGTGACGGCCGCGGATACGGAGAGTTTCCGGCGCTCCGAGGGCCAGATCGCGGCCATGCTGGCACGCACCGTGGGGCGCGGGCGGCGCGGGGTCTGACAGATCGGACAGAGAAAGGACGGGCAGCGAATGGACCAGGGATTTCACGAGGTGCGGTTTCCGCTGCGGCTGGCGCTCGGCACCAGCGGCGGCCCGGTGCGCCGGACCGACATCGTCAGCCTTTCGAACGGGCGGGAAAACCGCAACCGGCGCTGGCGCGATGCGCGCCGCCAATATGATGCGGGATCCGGCGTGCGCTCGATCGACGACCTCTATGCGGTGCTTGCCTTCTTCGAGGCACGGGCAGGCCAGGTCTACGGGTTCCGCTTCCGCGATCCCGTGGACTTCCGCTCCGGCCCGCCCGGCCGCGCGCCGTTGGCAACCGACCAGGCGATCGGAACCGGCGACGGGGCAACCGCGACGTTCCAGCTGATCAAGACCTATGCGGATGCCGGCGGCAGCACGGTGCGCGACATCGCCAAGCCCGTCGCCGGCTCGCTGAAGGTGAGCGTCAACGGCGCCGTGCTCGCGACCGCGGGCTATACGCTCGACGCGGCGACCGGGCGGCTGACCTTCGCAAGGGGTCAGGTGCCGGCAGCGGGAGCCCTGATCCGCGCCGGCTTCGAATTCGACGTTCCCGTGCGTTTCGACACGGACCGGATCGACGTGAACCTCGCCGCGTTCCAGGCGGGGCGCATTCCGACCATTCCGCTGGTGGAGATCGCGCCATGAGAGAGGTTTCGGCGGGGCTCGCCGACCGCCTGGCGGGGACGGCCACCAGCTTCTGCCATGCCTGGCGGGTGACGCGGCGGGACGGCGTGGTAATCGGCTTTACCGAGCACGACCGCGACCTGACTTTCGCAGGCACGCTGTTTCGCGCGGCGAGCGGCTTTCGCGCCAGCGAAGGCGAGGCGGCCGCAGGGCTTGCCGCCGATGCGGCCGAGGTGACGGGCGGGTTTTCGAGCGCCGCCATCAGCGAGGCGGATGTCGCGGCCGGACGCTATGACGGCGCACGGGTGGAGCAGTTCCTCGTGGACTGGCAGGCGCCCGCCTTCCAGCTTCTCCTGAACGTGCAGGAAATCGGCGAGGTGACAAGGGCCGGCGACGCGTTCCGCGCCGAGCTGCGCAGCCTGACGCATCGCCTGTCGCAGGTACAGGGGCGCACCTATGGCCGGCGCTGCGACGCGGCCTTCGGCGATGCGCGCTGCGGCGCGAGCCTTGCCGGCCGCAGCGAAACAGGCCGGATCGGTGGGCTCGAAGGCGCCGTCGATCTGCGGGCGACGGGGATCGCGGCACCGGCGGGCGCCTATCGCTACGGCCTTATCACCATGACGAGCGGCGCCAATGCCGGCTGGCGCTGCGACATCGAGGAACATCGACGCGACAAGGACGTGACCGTGGTGACGCTCTGGCTGCCGCCGCCCGTGCCGCTCTCCGTCGGCGATGCGTTCACGCTGACGATGGGCTGCGACAAGAGCTTTGCCACCTGCCGCGACCGCTTTTCCAACGAAGCCAACTTTCGCGGCTTTCCGCACATGCCCGGCAGCGATTTTTCCTACGGCTATGCCGATGGCGCGACGGAGCATGACGGGCGACCGCTGTTCGACTAAAATCAAGGAAACCTCCCGGATGGATGACAAGGCGGCGAAGATCGGCTGGAGCGCCGAAGCGCGCGTGACCGGCGACCATGTTCTGCAGGCGGCGGCCGGATGGATCGGGACCCCCTACCGGCACCAGGGCAGCCTCAAGGGCGTCGGCTGCGACTGCCTGGGGCTCGTGCGCGGCATCTGGCGCGAGCTCTACGGCACGGAGCCCGAGACGCCGCCGCCCTATCGGCCTGACTGGGCCGAGCGCAGCGGCGAGGACCGGCTGCGCGACGCCGCAGTGCGGGCAATGGGCGCGCCGCTTGCGCTCGACGACGCGCGGCCGGGGGATCTGCTGCTGTTTGCCTGGCGGAGCGGCATGCCGGCCAAGCATGCGGGCATTCTCGCCGATGGCGCCGCGTTCATCCACGCCTACGAACAGGCGCGCGTCGTGCAGTCGGCGCTCGTTCCCTCCTGGCGGCGCCGGATCACCGGCGTCTTCCGATTTCCCGAAAGGCGATAGAGCCGATGGCGACCATTCTTCTGCAATCGGCGGGTGCTGCGCTCGGCAGCGTGTTCGGACCGATCGGCGCGATCGTCGGCCGGGCGCTCGGCGCAATGGCGGGCTCGGCCATCGACCGCTCGATCATCAACGGCATGACGACCGTGACGGGACCGCGGCTTGCCGATGCCCGGCTGACCGGCGCCGAGGAGGGCACCGCGATCCCCCGCGTCTACGGGACGATGCGGCTCGGCGGAACGCTGATCTGGGCGACCCGCTTCGAGGAAGAGGTGCACCGCGAACGGCAGGGCGGCAAGGCGAGCGGGCCGCGCGTGGAGACCTTCCGCTACTTCGCCAACATCGCGCTGGGCTTGTGCGAAGGGCCGATCGCCGGCATCCGACGCGTCTGGGCCGACGGGCGCGAGCTGGATCTGTCGACGGTCGAGATGCGCGTCCATACCGGAGCCGAGACGCAGATGCCGGACCCGCTGATCGCCGCGCGGCAGTCGGGTAGCGGCACGCCGGCCTATCGGGGCCTTGCCTATCTCGTCTTCGAGCGGCTGCCGCTCGGGACCTACGGCAACCGCATTCCGCTTCTGACCGTCGAGGTGCTGCGGCCGGTCGGCCTGCTGGAGCGGCAGATCCGCGCGGTGACCCTGACGCCGGGCGCAACCGAGCATGGCTACGACCCGACGCCGGTGCGCGAGGAGACCGGGGCGGGGCGGGAGCGCGTGATCAACCGCAACGTCTTTCACGGCGAGACCGACTGGCAGGCGTCGCTCGACGAGTTGCAGGCGCTCTGCCCGAACCTCGAGAGAGTGGCGCTTGTCGTCTCCTGGTTCGGCACCGACCTCAGGGCCGGGCAGTGCCGGATCGTGCCCGGCGTGGAAACGCGGCAGCGCAACCGGGAAAGCCGGCCGTGGTCCGTGAGCGGCATCGCGCGGGCGCAGGCGCGGGTGGTCAGCCTCAACGAGGGGGCGCCGGCCTATGGCGGCACGCCGTCCGACCTCGGCATCGCCGCCGCCGTCGCCGACTGCAAGGCGCGGGGGCTGAAGGTCTATCTCTACCCCTTCGTGATGATGGATATTCCGGCCGACAACACGCTGCCCGACCCCTATGGGGCTGCGCGGCAGGCGGCCTATCCCTGGCGCGGTCGCATCACCGCGGCGGTGGCGCCGGGGCGGCCGGGCACGCCGGACAGGACAGCCGCGGCTGCCGCCGAGATCGCCGCCTTCTGCGGCTCGGCGAAGGCCGCCGACTTCACGGTGGCGGGCACGTCGGTGACCTCGCGGGTGGCCGACGAGGGCTACCGGCGCTTCGTGCTGCACCATGCGATGCTGGCGAAGGCTGCAGGCGGCGTCGACGGCTTCATCATCGGCTCGGAAATGCGGGGCCTGACGACGCTGCGCGACGGGGCGGGCGGGTTCCCCTTCGTCTCGGCGCTGACGGCGCTGGCCGCCGACGTGCGCGCCGTGCTCGGCCCGGCGACGAAGCGGACCTATGCGGCCGACTGGTCCGAGTATTTCGGCTACCAGCCGGAGGACGGCAGCGGCGACGTGTTCTTCCATCTCGATCCGCTCTGGGCATCGAGCGCGATCGACGCCGTGGGCATCGACAGCTACGTGCCCCTGTCGGACTGGCGCGATGGCGACCTGGAGGCCGGCAACCCCGACGGGCAGCGGACGCCTGAGGACGGTGCGACCTTTGCCGCGATGAACGCCGCCGGCGAGCGCTTCGACTGGTACTACGCGAGCGAGGCCGACCGGGCGGCGCGCCGGCGCATCCCGATTGCCGACGGGCGTGGCGGAAAGGACTGGATCTACCGCGCCAAGGACGTCGGCAGCTGGTGGGCCAACCGCCACGTCGCACGGGTCGGCGGGGTCGAGCAGGCGACGCCGAGCGCCTGGGTGCCGCGGATGAAACCCATCTGGTTCACCGAAACGGGCGCCCCGGCCATCGACAAGGGCGGCAACCGGCCCAGCGCCTTTGCCGACCCGAAATCCACCGAGAGCGCGCTGCCGCCCTTTTCCAGCGGCGGACGGAGCGACGCCCTGCAGCGCCGTCTCCTGGAGGCAAGCCACGCCTTCTGGCAGGCGAACGGCAGCGCCCGCGGCGTCGATGCCGATCACATGTTCGTCTGGACCTGGGATGCGCGCCCGCCGCCGGCCTTTCCGCAGAACCGCGCGCTCTTTGCCGACGGCGACCACTGGCAGACCGGCCACTGGCTGAACGGCCGGCTGGGAACCGCCACCGTCGCCGACACCATCGCCGCCATCCTCAGGGACCACGGCTTTGCGGACGGTGACGTCGAGCGTGTCTGTGGCGACCTCGGCGGCTACGTGCAGGCCGAGCAGATGTCGGCGCGCGACCTTCTGGAGCCGCTGATGGCGATGGCCGGGATCGATGCGACGGAGAGCGGCGGGCGCCTGGTGTTCCGCTCGCGCCTCCTGCAGGCGGGCCCGCCCGTTCTTCTCGATCTTCTGGCGGAAACCGAGGGCGCGCCGCTGACGCAGGAAATCCGCGGCGATCCAAGCGACTATGCCCGCGAGGCGATCCTCGACCATCTTGACCCGGCGAGCGACTACGAGCGCACGACGGCGCGGTCGCGGCGGGTGCTGCCCGGCAACGAGCGCGTGCTGCGCCTGTCGGTGCCGGGCGCCCTGCACGAAGCGGCCGCGACGGGTGCCGTGGAAGCCGCGCTGCGCGATCACCAGGCAAGCCGCCGCCGCCTTGCCTTCGCGCTGCCGCCGAACATGCTTGCGCCGATGCCGGGCGACGTGGTGATGCTGGGCGGGCCGGAGCCCTCGCAGGGGCCCGTCCTCATAGAGCGGATCGACGATGGCGCGGTGCGCCGCGTCGAGGCGCGGGGCATCCTGGTGTCGGCGAGCAGCCGGACCCTGCCGCCCGCCCGCACCGTTCTGCCCGGGATGACGCCTTCCGCCGGCTTTGCGCCGCTCGTCCATCTGATGGACCTGCCGCGCTACGCCGAGGACAGTGCCGGCCGGTTCGCCCGCGCCGCGGTGTTTGCCCGGCCATGGCGGCCGGTGACGCTCTCGGCTTCGGCGACGCGCGAGGGCTATGCGGCGCGCCTCTCGCTCGACCGGCCGGCGCGCACGGGCACGCTTGTCGCAGCGCTCCTTCCGGGCGTGTGCGGGCGGTTCGACCGCGTGAACGCGATGACCCTCGACCTGCACGGAGGCGAGCTTTCGGCGATCGGCGATCTTGCGCTGCTGAACGGCGAGAACCGCGTGGCGGTGCGCGCGAACAACGGGGCATGGGAGATCCTCGGCTTTGCCGAGGCCGTGGAGATCGCGGCGGGGCGGTGGCGGCTGACACGGCTGCTGCGGGGGCTTGCCGGGACCACAGATGCGCTGGACGCGGGCTCGGACGCCGGTGCCGCCGCCGTGGTGCTCGACGGGGCGGTGCAGCCGCTCGGCCTGAGCGATGCCGAAGCCGGACAGCCGATGAACTGGATCGTCGAGGCGCAGGGCGCGCCGGCGGGGAGCTTGCCTGCGGGTGGTGTCGGAGCCATCGCCTTTGCCGGCGGCATGCGGGCCGAAACGCCGCTTGCCCCGGTGCACCTGCGGGCGCGGCGACGGCCGGACGGCGATGTGGCGATCGGCTGGATCCGCTGCGCGCGGCGGAATGCGGACGCCTGGCTCGACGGCGAAACGCCGCTGGACGAGCCGCGCGAGGCCTACCGCGTCGAGATCCTGCAGGATGCGCGGGTGCTGCGTACCATCGACGCCGCGATCCCCGGCATCGTCTACGCGGCTGCCGACGAGATCGCGGACTTCGGACGTCCGCAGACAAGGCTTGCGGTGCGCGTGCGCCAGCAAGGGCAGACCGTCGCGCTGGGACTGCCGGCGCAGGCGCTGCTGACAATTTGAAAATCCACAACCCACCATCGACAACCAAGGAGACGCGACATGAACGACATCAAGGCATGGTACTCGTCACGGACGGTCTGGGGCGGGCTGGTCGCCATCGCCGGCGCCTGCGCGGCGCTGTTCGGCCGGGAGATCCGCCCGGACGAGGCGGCCGGCCTCGTCGAGGGGCTGGCGGCCCTTGCGTCGGCAGGCGGCGGGCTGCTGGCGATCTTCGGCCGGATCGCGGCGCGAAAACGGCTCGGCTAAAAGGGGGTGCGGCGGGGGGGCTTGATCCCGGGGCCGGAAGATGGCGTAACGTCGGGGCGCCTTGCCATTCAGACACCATTCAGGCAGGTGGCACTACATCAAACGCCGACAGCCGGGGCATCGACCACCCCGTCGCGAGACGCCCGCCGCATCAACGTCCGTTGAACCACCGAAAGTGCCTTCATGCCGTCACCGCTGATCATCGCGACGCTTGCCGGGAGCCTGATGGGGAACCCCGCACCGGTCGTCGATGCCCCCATGCGGGCAACGCCCGTATCCGGCGATTGCGGTCCGGCAGCCCTGCAGGTCGTGGCCGACACCGGCGGTGAGCTTCTGTCGGTTCAGCCGACCTCCGACGGGCAATGCGTGGTGACGGTGCTGATTCCCGGAAACGGCGGGCGTCCGAAAAAGGTCACCTTGCGGGTATCCATGTGA